TCCGATTACTACGTGTGGCTCTTCGGCAACTGCCTCAGCCATTGCTTGCTGTCCAGCAAGGATAGTGTCGTAGACACGTGTTACTGGAGTTACTGTGATTGTTGCTCCCACAGTTACAGCAGCAGAGTTAGCAACGTCAACAGTAAATGTTGTTGTTGAACCTGATGTTGCGATAGCAGTAATCTTTGCAGATGAACCTACGCCTGTACCAGAAATCTTGTCGCCAACTTCACCGCGTGTTGCGATAACAGATGATGATGCTACACCGAATGTGAATGCAGCAGATACACCAGCAACTGTTGCTGTTGTTGTTGCTAGAGCAGTCTGGTCTGCACCAATCTTCTCAGAAGCAATACGTGGTGACTCGATGAAGTATGCACCTTCGTATGAACCGATTTCACCAGCCCAAATGTTTTCATTTGTCTGGTAGTTGTGTGGGTCGCGCCAAGCAGCAGCACCTGTCTCAGCACGAAGGTCGTGTGAAACTTCTGGGTGAATACCTGCCCAGTACATTGCACCCTTGCGGTATGCAGCCTTGTTAGCACGCAACTTTGCAACAGCCTTACGGATGTTAGCAGAAGTTAGTGTTGCAGCAGCAGTAATTGTTGCTGATGATGTTGCAGTTGAACCTGAGTAAATTACGTTAGTTCCTGCACCTAGTGTCGCCATTGCAACTGTGTCGATTGAATCGGCAAGGTTGAATGCGATGATGTTAGCAACTGCTGGGTCTACGTCTGCAAGTGAGAAGAGTTCCAAAGCACGTGTTACCAATACAGAGTTACCGTACTCGTTAAGAGTAATTGTAACTGTGTTTGGTGTTGTCAATGAAACTGCATCTGGGTCAGATGTTTCTGTTAGAGCAGTTGTTGCCTGTGATAGGTCGTTGTACTTCTGTAGAACTACAGTTGACCCTGGTACTGACTGATTGGTTGGACGCTTATCTGCAACTGAACGAATTAGTGGTTCGGCGCGGAGAGCGAATTCAACTAGGCGGTCATACGCCTTTTGTACTAAACCAGCACCGCCTGCTGTTCCTCCGAGAGAGGAAGCACCAGTGTTGGTTGTGCCTGTGTATGATGTAGGCATTAGTTTGTCACCTCCAAGTGACTATGAACGGACATTATGATTGTGAGCGAAGGATTGACAAGATGTCGTCTGCACTTTGTGCAGCACCTAACTTGTAATCTAAATCTTCTGCTCTGTCGGGCGTTATAGCATTACTAGTTAATGAGTCTTGCTGGCGCAGTTGTGCGCGGTCAAACTCATTAGTACTTCGTGCCTCTTCTGCAGGTGTTAAACCAAACAAATCAGAGTTCTCTTCAAGCCAGTTACTAACTGACTCTTCACTGAAATCTTCAATGTCTTTCATTATCAACCGTGCTGCTTTTAGGTTAACGCCTTTCTTTTCAAGGACTTCTTTGACAGTTCGCTCACGCTGCTCTTTGGTATAGTTCTCAAGTTGCTCAGTGAGTTCCTTAATACGCTTTTCATCAGAACGCTTAGCCTTCCGTAACTTTTTAAGTAAGTCACTTCCGTCTGGTTGCGTCTCGATTTCGGTATCGAGGTCATCGTCTTCTTCGTCCCAGTAGTTGTTGCTCATAGCAACGCCACCCTTCTATTCGTAGTTAGTTCGCAAGCCTCAGTATCTAGTCGGGGAACTAGGCTGGCTCTTGCTACCAGTCTTATACTCTGACGGGGCTGGTGAGTCCGTTCAGGATTCTTATTTGTTTAGATTTCTCCGCGAGTTTGAGAAGCAAAGGAACGAGCACCTGCGGTACCTGCTGAGCCACCGAAGCGACCTCGCTCAGTTGCTGATAATGCTTCTCTTGCACGCTTGGCTGATGCCAAACCTTGGAACTGTTCTTGTTCTGCTTGTCGTTGTGTGTAATCTTCTCCGCCAGTAATGGCAGATAGGAACTCTGCACGTGGTAGAACTTCTGCAACATTGGCATAACCTGCTCGTGCCTGTTCCTTAGTAATACCAAGTGCTGCAATCTCTGCTGCACCCATAGTGCCACCCATTACATTGGCAAAGTTAGTCTTAGTATCTAGCGCGTTAAGACTTGTTGTAAGTTTCTGAGCAAGTGATGCTCCACCGATTTCAGAAATCTGTACCTTACGCTGCAAAGCAGGAAGTCCTTCTTCTGGGTTAAGCATTGCATTAACAATGTCACCCTGGTTAAGCATTGGATAGAACTGTCCTAGTGCTTGCTTAACAAATGGGTCAGCATTTTGTACACGATTGACAGCCAATGAAACTCTATCAGATACCTCTGTTGCTGATACATCTCCTGCAATAAACTTATTAAAATTTTCTGGCTTAGCCATATTGCCCAAGCCAAAGGATTGGAATATCTGAGCGTATGAACGCTCTGCACGAAGGTATTCGTCAGGACTCAATACTGCCTTACCTGCTGCAAGACGCTCTTTGTTTGCTGGGAAACGCTTCTGGAAGGCAACTGCTAGTGGGTCAGTGCTATTAGGGTCTTGCATAATCAACTTGATAGTATCTTTTGAGTAACCCTTTATGACTGAATTGGTAATAGCATCATTTAACCCACCAATACCATATGATGTAAGCAACGCGCCCAAGGCTGCGATTGAATCTACCTGTTCTTCTGTCATTCCTGTTTCAGTTGTAAGTTTTGTTGGTGTTACTTTGTTTGGAACAACGTAACCAGTTTTTGGGTTGATGGTCCCACCTACTGATTTTGCTACATTAGCAGCATTTGTTGCTGCATCTAGTTGAGCCTGAGTCTTACCAGTATTGCCAACTTTTTGAGTATAGTAAACATCTTCTGGCGTGACTACGTTAGCATTTGGTTCAGGCGTTACTGATATTCCAAGAATTTTCTTTTCAGCATCAGTTAATGGTTGGTTGCTTTGTAATTTTCTAAGAGCCGTTGCTGCATCAGTTTGTGCCATTATCCAACCAATCCGAACATCTCAGCAATTCCAGTAGCAACATTGCTAATTGAATCCTGTGCATTCTTTGTGAAGCGCCATTTAGGGTCATTGCGAAGAGAAACTTCATAGTCATAAAGACCCATTAGTCCCTTAGGGTCACTGGCAACCTTAGTAAGTTCCTTGATGTCAATAGCATCAGGGTCTTCTTCTAAGATATTTGCGCGAGTTTGTAGATATGGGCTAAGTAATTGCTTGACTGTGTAGCCATTGTCAATCTGATTAGCCAATGCTGGGTAGAATGTCTTAGCCTGTAGGCGAGCAAGGTTGATATTAGCCTTAGCCTTTTCAGGGCTAACAGTTGAATCAAGTGCTAGTTGAGCAAGGCTCTTGTCATTAATTGGAATACCATTGTCTGCATAGGTGCTACGCAAGTCGCCATAGGCTAATCCAAAGTTACCCTTTTGCAGACTAGCCACTGCTACTGGGTCACCAAGGGTGACTCCATCAATAATGATTGTGGCGTACTGATTGATGTACTTGCTCATAACATTCTTGCGCTCTAGTTCAGAGACACCATAGGTGCCAACCGATACACCCTTTGTTGTTGTACGCTTGGATGTGCGAGATAGTTCTAATGCTTTGAGTTCATCACGGTAGGCATTGATTATTTCTTTAGGTGCAGCAACACCGAAGGTCGCTCTAAAGGTGTCTTGAATATCAGCAAGTGCTGCTTCCTTAGAAGTTACGCTTGCAGTAGGTAGTTTCGCTTCTCCTGCTGCGCTACCGTAATTCTGCTTTACGAATTCAATACCGTCTGCAAGAGTCTCAGCATCTACACCACGGTCTTGTTGGTTCTGGATAACCTTAACGATTGCTCCAGCAAACTGACCTTTAATGTCAATCTTTCCATTAACTGAATAATTTGGTGGAAGAAGAGTTGCATTTTTTAATACCTGTTGGTACTGCTTGATAGTTGCTGTATCAAGGTTCTTGTTAAGCCACTGCTTTAGACCAGCACGGTCTACGTATTCAACTGTTCCCTCTGTTGCAGGTTCTGCTGGTTTAACAACTACAATCTTTGGCTTACCGCCGTCGCCATATTCACTCTTAGTTACTGCTGGCTTTCCTGGCTTGCCAGGTGTATAGATTGGATATACTCCAGCAGAGTATTGCATTTGGCTACCAGAAGAAGCACCTGTTCCCTTACCTGGATTTGCTTCAGGGTCAGCATCATTTGCGTCAATAATTGATTGGTCAACAC